TAGCAACACCCTCATCTGAAATAAGGCGAGCATATCTGGTTGTGCTGGACCAATCCGGATCGCTGATCTTTTTATCTAAACCAAACTCTTCTTTAATAAAACGCCTAAGCAATGGGTCGTTGTACTTGCGATGTGCAGTTGGTTTAGGTATATCCTTTCTACCTCCACTAAAAATATCAAGCAAGAACTCTGCCCATTTCTTTACATCATCGCTTGGGTTAATGCTTTCTTCAATTGCATCGTAAAGATCCTTATCCATCGGTTTACCAGCACTCTTCTGTAAACTAAAGATTGTTCCGCGTGTTGTGACGATGTAATTCCTTTTCTTTTCAATTGCTTTTTCAATTTCGTCTGGGTCATCCGTAAAGTAATAATCTACGCCAGGTGCTATAAGTGCTGCATACTCTCTGGTTTGCATTTCGTTAACTATATCTCTAAATTCTACCTCGCTTAACTTTATCCTTAATCGACGGTGTATAAAGTCGATGAAATCTCGTTTGGTCCAACGGTTATCAACTGTTGGCGGTTCGACTCCTTGTATTTTGTCGTTCCATAAATCTGTAAGATACAGGCATATTTGCTTTTTGTCCTTGTAATTTAAACTCGTTGCCATTTTTTTATGAAGTTGTTTTTTTCTGACGCCTCGTCGAATATTCGTTTTGTCTCTGACGTTTCCCATTCCACGTTTAACACCTTGTTGTAAAGATCTTGCAAATCTTGTTCGTCCTCAATATAACGAATATTTTTGTATTGGGTGTCGTGCCCATAACCGTTAAAGTACACCTGCACCTCTTTAGAGATTTCTGAATACATCACAACGGGTTCGTCTTCTTTTTCAAAAAAATGTACAACTTTTCGTTCTAAGTCTGCGTCTCCGTGTACTTTAGTTATTCGGTGCTTTAACCCTTTACCCTCGCACCATTCTTGTAATCTATCAAAATTCAACATCTCCAAAAATATCGATTTCTTCTTCACAAGGATCTGGTTCTCCTGGTATTGGTATACTTAACATGCGTGTTGTAGTGCCTGGGGCGTGCGTAATTTTAACTTTACCCCGGTTGGCAAGACCATTTATTATACCTCTTGTTTTTATCGGTGTACAGCATATGATCTCTCCAAGGAATTCGTCAGATGCAAAACAACACTTGTCTTGAACTTGCCAACCCCAGACGTAGTTAACAATTAATTTCTCTTCCAGGTTAAGTAAAGTTGGGTCCTGGTGTATATGTTCGAATATTGGTATAAGTCTCTTCATATGTTTAAGTTTGGGGTAAGTCCAATTGGTCCTCTATAGAACCCTTAGTATTATCTTTACTTGTAGAAGTTTTAGTTATAGTTTTAGTTTTAGTGTGCGTGCTCTTGCTTGTGCGGGCAGATGCCTTGGCATCATCCTTAACCTCTTCTTCCTTTTTAGGATTCCACCTTCTTTTTGCAAGGTCTGACTGCCTTTTAGAATATTGTTGTCTTCTCTCCATTTCGTTCTCTAAAAACTCGTTGTAGAAATTACCTTTATTGTCGTGCTTAAACAACAAGATAACGTTGTCATATTCTACACCATCACAAACTTTATAAAACATTTCCCTTGTTAAATGTCCGTGTTGGTGTTGCGCACATAAAAGTGTAATGTAAATCCCCCGCTCTTCCATTGTTAAAAACATTGTCTCTGATAAGAAATTTTGGGGATACATCAGAAATGCTGGATCTTTTTGTTTTGCCATTTTATATGTTGTAATTTTTAGGTTGCTCTTCCGTGGTCACAATATAACCACTTTTCATAACTCTGCCTGGTGTTCTTAAGGCATACATGATTTGTCCGTAAGATACACCAATTAAACTTGCCAGGTGTCGTCTTGAATTTGCCTCTACACGTTCGCCTGTATCCTTATGTGTTGCCACCCATTTGGTGCCATAATATCTTCTGACGTTGTTTGCTGCGTCCACCCATTTTAGATTCTCTACACGATTATCTGTTCGGTCAAAATTTAGGTGTGCAACTTGTTCATAACCGTTTGGGTTTGGTATAAACGCTTTTGCAACAAGTTGTCCAGCAGATAAGGTTCTCTTAAAATTATCGACGCATAACATATAAGCGTGATAACGATTACCGTTATTGCCTTCGATCCAAGTGGGTTTTAAAACATAACCTGGTTTGTGCTTGCGCATATAGGATCTACAACGACCCATATTGCTGATTTCGTAACATCCTTCGTATCCGGATATCCATTTCCATTGTTCTTCCATAATTGGTTTGCTTTTGTTTTATATATCGTTATACTTATTAAAAACTTTAATGTTTCGGTAAAAATATACAAAAGGTCACAAAAAACCCCGAAGAAAATGGCCAAATCCTCGGGGTGTGTTGCAAGATGAGTCTACAAATTAACGTATAATAAAAAGCAAAAATATCAAAAATGGAAATCTTGCAACAACTTATATATCATAATAATCTGTCAATGTTTCTTCCGGTGTAAAATCCTTAACAGTACTGAATTTAACAATTCCTTTCTCTTTGTACTGTTCGTATCTTTTAAGAATCATGCTTGGGATACCAATTACCTTGAAATATTCTACCATATCTGATTCTGGGGTGAAGTATTTTTCGCGTTTCACCATTTCTATAAGCGTATTTCTTATAAACTTTTCACGGTACATTTGTCGACGGCCCCTTTCTTGTATAGTTAAATGCGATACAACACAAATATTTTCCGGTCTGCTGTCATATGGGTTGTAATTAATGTGTAGAACCTGTTTGTTATTCTGCACCTTGCCATTGAAACACTCGTATACAAGTTTCGAATAACCACCGCCAGCAGTATGTTTTCTTATTCTCCAGGGTTTGCCCTCAACCTTACCGTTTATGCTTATTCCTGTAATCTGACCATATTCACCCCGCTGGTTTCTGATGTAGATTTCATCTTCCGCCTCAATATCTGTACACCTTAAATAACCCCAGTTGTTGGCCTCCAGTGGTAGTTTAGGATGGGGCATCCATATTTCTTCTCCCTTGGGAATGGGATAAGTGCATTGGAAAAAATGTTGCGGGGTTTCTGTAAATCTCATATGTTACCTTTTAGAAGAATCTTGATCCTTAAGTTTCTTAATTTCTAAAAGGTATTTTCTGGAGACGAGTATAGATGCCACTATAGAAACGGTATATGCTATAATTTTAAATGCAAACTCGATGTTTGTCATCGATACCATTACAGCACCTGCGTTTAAGAAAGTTACCGGTTCCTTAATTAAACCTTGGGCAACATATGTTATTGTGTCGATTTTTCCTTGGGGCATTTATCTTTATCGATGTATTTTTGTAATTTCTTCTCGTTTTGTCTGGTCGCTGGATATTCCCTTGACAAACGAACCGGTCTTTGTTCTCCCATTACTTGATTAATTTCCAGAATTTGGTAAGTTATAGCAATCGATGCCGCTATAATAACCGCCGCTATAATATCCACCACCGTTATAACGTGCGTTTCTGAGGATCCTTTGTTTTGCTGCATATGGATAATGGGGTATTACAAGGTTGTTGTTATAGTTGTTCGCTTTATCAGGCAGTTGACCTGCTGCAATATCAGGTGAGTTGTATTCTGGGTAATCTGACGAGTAATATTGCAGATGTTCTTGCATCCTGCGTGTATAGTTCTCTGCGATGTTCTTAACCTGGTTCATCAGAAATTGCAACTCGTTAAGTTCTATAGTTTCTGCGTTTTCTGACGTGCCTGAAAGCACACCTTTATTGTAAACCCTATACTTAATCGTTGGCAACGCCATATAAAGTGCCCAATTACATAACATTGGTCCAATATAGTCATCCAGCAAGGTTGTATCTGCTGATGTCGTTGTGCCATTGTATACCCTTGTTTTCAACGCGTTAAGGTAAGAGGCCCCCAGGTAATTTTGCAAATAAATCTGCTGGGCATCAAATACATAAGGTTGCAAGTCATCGGGCGATAAATTAAAGTTTATCGTTGTGAACGACTTTAACTTGTCTTCGCTCACTAAAAGTATTTCTGGATAACTCATATTGTTTTATTTTATTGAATGGCGTCCGTTTCTCCGATCACTTGGTCAGGGAAAAGGTTTAGCGGTTGTATTTTTAGTTCGGTGTTATAACCATAATAATGCATTATGCGGTTAAACGCCTTAAGCATAACTTGCTGGTCAGGTTGTATAACGGTTCTTGTAAAGTGCTGGTGTGCAACGATGATCTCGTCCTTGTTCGAACCTAAACCGCCGCCACCTTCGTGATACAAACCAAGTAAAAGTGGTGAGGTGATGCGGTGTCCCGTTAAGATCCTTGAAGTTATCCTCGTCTCGAGGTTAACATAATAATCATCGTTTGCCGACTCAATCGGTGTAACATCTGGAGATGTTTCTGCTGAATCGCTAAACGTTGCGAAGAACTTGCCGACATTTTCAACTCCACTAAAAGCAGATGCCATTTCTTGGTAAAGTTGTTGTTGCATATCTGGATCTGGCACCCCGTTCTTAAAGTTGATCCATAAACTTGGGTTAAGTCCATTCTCCAGGTTGCTTAAGTGTAGTGTAGAAACCTGAATATCGATTTCGATATCCGAACAAGATCCTGAGTAACTTGGCAATGGGTAATATTTAGAACCCGGTGCATAATCATAAAAGTAAAGAATCTGGTTTGGAAATTCTTCTGCCATATCTGGGTCGAACGTGTGATATGCAATTGGTTTATGCTTTTTATAGTTCTTCCAATCTGACGAGTAATAATAAAACTTAGAACGATCTTCTGATCGGTCGATTTCTCCCGCTCTTACATCACCGAACGGGACGTGATAAAACGAGTGAATCTTTTCTGCGTCTTTTGTCCAAATAATCTGTAAAGCAAACCCGCCATAGGTTTCATAATCGAGTGATGCTTTATCGAACACCTCGTTCCAAGATTCATATTTGTTTGCACGGTTGAGAACATAATTATATTCTTCGACCTTACATTCTAAACCCTCACCAACAACGTTTAGCGCCTTGCTGGTAATTGCCGTGCGGTTAATTGCCGATTTGTTATACAACTCGGTGACATATTGAGGGTAAAGATTATCGTCTCCAAACGAGATCCATTTCTTACCTCGCACCTTAAAGATGTTTGGCACCGTTGGTGCTGGAACGAAATTTGTATTGAATTTGTAAATCATATTAAGTTGTTTAATTGTTTCCGGCAACGGTTATAGCGGTTTTACCATCAACCGTTATTAAGTATAGTTGCCCTGCCGTTCCGCCAGAATAATTACTGTAAAAATCTGCGTCGCTTGCATAAGGGCCCGGCAAATTTGCTGCGAACACGTTTGCCTTAGTTAATTTAGTTCCTGAGGTGCTTACTTGCACGCCGAGGTTAACCCCAGCACCGTCCGTTATTTCTTGGTAACTTGCGTTCATCCCCGTTTCACCCATATTGATGATGCCGAGGTAAGTGTCTTTTACACGTTTGTTTTCTAAATTCATATCGATGTCATATATGTTGTTACTGCGGTGCCAAAATCTGATGCCGCAGATGCTATAGATCCACCCGCACCACCTATAGAAACCGTTCTCTCCGAATAATCTGCTGCAAACCGTCCTCTTAAGAAATTGACATAAAGGGTTTGGGATATAGCAACCTCTGTCGATGCGGTTGTTGCCAATAAAGATCCATCTTTAAAAAATTTAACCTCAGATGAAGATGCACGGTCGACGTGTGATAAACCTATAGACGTTGCAACATCGGTTTGTATTTGTGCTGCAACCTCAAGTAAAGAATATTCTGCTCTTTTATTTAGTGCACCTTGCGGTGGCATCATTGTGTTAATTGCCGCATATTGTTCTCCTATACCAAACGATGTTGCTACAACACCAACGTCGCCATATATTATATTTTGTAAGTCATCGAAGACATAAACAAATAAACTTGCATCTGAGTTTTGGAAATTCGCTCCCGTTACACCAACCTGAAATTCTGAATCAATATATGCTGGTGTTGCATCTACACGACCTGTATATCCCTCGTTTGAGGTAAAACTTGGTGTGTTATAAAGTTGTGCATAATTTCGGTTTGGGTCGATCCAATTGATTCTGGCAAAATCTGAACCCGCATCGGTTGCAAAAACATAAAAGACGTCCAAGTTATCCCAAACCCCGAGGTTAACCATTGATTCTACAAGATCATTTTGTAGATCTTGTTGGTCCTCGCTGGGTAATGTATACCCTTGTCCTGTTGCATAATCGAGTATATCCTGGTAAAATGTATTAAAACCAGAAGAATTCGATGCCCATATGCCGTGCGTTATCGGTAACATAATTATGCTTTAAGTTCTCCGAACATATACCAGGTATCGGTGCCCGTTTTAACTATACTCGCTCCAGAATATTGGTTCTTTAAGGAACGGTAATCGTTTGACGAGTTAAGTGTAACCCCGACCGCACCCGTTATGCCAACCTCGCCAGTTCCACCTCGGGTAAACACCATTTGTGAACCACTTGGAAAAGCAACCGAGGCGTTCGTTGGAATAACAAACGTTGATGCACCTGTAGCGGTAAAGAACTTGTTATGATCTGCAAGAACAAGGTTAACCGTGCCTGATGTAGACGCCGTTGTCATATAATTTGTTCCTGACGTTCCTGATGTTCCTGCTGCACCCGTTGCTCCCGTTGGTCCTGCTGTATTTACACTTTGTAGTTGCACGTTAACCGATGCTGCATCTGGTTTGCCAACCCCGGTTTCATATTGTAAAGATACATCCGTTGATGTTGATTCCCAATATATTTCAACCGTGTCGTTAACGTTTAAACTTTGTCCAACAAACCCAAATGTTAAAGTTTGTTCTGAGGGCACACTTGCAGATTTTCTTGCTGCAAGTGTTATGTGGTGTGAAGAATTTGGATAATCAACTGAATTAAATTTTAACCATACTCGCACATCTTCACCTGAACCAGAAAGGTTGGAAATTAACATTGTTGTTAACATCTGATAAATTCCAGGATCTTGTATAGTTATGGTTCCACCCGATTGGGTGATGCGTTCAGATAAAGTTGTGCCGTTAAGTGTAACCTTCTGCGGTGTATTGATAACCGCAATTGCTTGATCTACACTTGAATAAAAAGATGCATAAGCACCTGTAGCGCCTGCACCGTCTCGACCATCGTTTCCTGACGTTCCTGAGGTTCCCGAGGTTCCAGATGAACCGATTAACCCCGTTACCCCGTTAACATATACATTTCCGGTAAAGTTTATCCCCGAGGTTGACGCCTCCATTGGCATCGGGGTTCCAAATCCATCGGTGATTTGTTGAAAATCTCCGGTGAACCCTGTAGCGCCAACGTTCATAACGCCGCCGTAAGTATTCTGTATTCTTGTGTTCGTTAAATCCACTTGAATCTTTATTTTAACTAAATATAAAAATCGATGTTTATGACAAAAGAAAACCGGGGTTAAAGTTAACCCCGGTTTCTCGGTTTATATAGAGACGCCTTAAGCGGCGGAATGTTTAGAACCAAGTTTGTCCAGGCAAGTAATAACTGCGAACATACCATTGAATTAATTCATCTGATTCTGCTGCTGTCAGATAATTATTTTCACAAAAACCAAATGCAACTATATCGAAATTATTGGTTGCTGTTGAACTGCCAAGATCTGCACGACCAATCAAAAATTCTCCCTGGTTTGTAGTTGAATGTGAGGAAACGTTTGTATCAACTTGCGATCTGTTTATATCCAAATAATTTGAAGTTGCTATATTACCTCTATACTCGTAATTCATTATAAAATAATCACTTGTATTTGGAACTGATGCCCATTGCAACTGAACGTTTGCCGAACCATAAGATCTCATATATTGGTTTTGGTTCGAAAGGTTATTAAAGAATTGGTATCTTCCCGTGCCGTCGTTTGAATTAAAGTAAGAATAACTCTCTCCATTCGTTCTTCTTCTGACAATTGCAAAAGCACCTCTTAGATCATCAATTGCAAATGCTGGTGGCGAATAATTTGTTGAAAGGTAAGAAACCTCTGTTGCCGCATCTGGTGTGTTTAATTCCCATCTTGGTGTATTCGTTTCATACTTAACAACCGATGAAGATCCTCCCGAACCTGTAACCTCAACCGAACCTTCAACACCTGCAACAAGATCTATAGGATAAACCTGATTCGAAGATGTTCTTATACCGTAATCTGCCGTTGTAAAGTAAGCAAAATTGCTTTGAACTAAATCGATTGGTCCAAACCAACCTCTTGTGTAGTTGTAGTCGTCCAGAATCGTTTGCATCGCTGCTTGTTCGGATGAACTTAGAGATTCTGCTATAACAAAAGTTAAAAAGTTTGCGTTTGAACCTCCAAACGGTGTGCCACCACCGTTATTATAAGCACCGAGCAAAAAGGAATCGTTTTGCCCTGCTGAAAGTGTTGCCGTTCCTGACGAAAACACGTTACCGTTTATTGCCCATTCATATGAATCACCTGCTGTTTCTTTATTGAATGTCCAGTTACCAATAACCTCATTACCAAAAGTTCCAAGGAAATTTGTTCCTCCACCATTTTCGCCAAAAAAGTTTGTGCCGTTTTGAACATCTCCCCATAACGCCTGACGGTAAGTTCCTCCATCGCCCCAATTATCTCCGGATAACGCACCTGCTTGATAAAAAGATTGATAATGTGCAACGTAAATATCGTTAAGATCCGTTAAATCGTTTGTGCTGAAATGTGTATCTGCATAGGATCCATTTACACCTGCTGGTTGATAACCAAGTCTGTCGAATGTGCCTGCTCCGCCGAAATCAAGTCTAAACGCTGCGTCAAGATCTCGGGGATCTTTAAGGTTGAATCTCTGCTGAGTTGGAAATAAACCAGCGAATGGATAAAAAGCATAAAGTTTGCTCCATAAACCTTCTGCTTTAAGAGAAACAACCGCATCGTTAATTGCGTTTGCTTGGGTTGTGTCATAAATGTTAGCAATATCAATAAACGCTTGAGCATCTGCATCTGAAACGGTTACTTGTGTTGTTAATGGACATACTGCCTCATATAGTGTTGTAATCTCCGCGTTTGTAAGTTCTCTGTCCCAAATGGTATATTCATCTAAACGACCATTTAGGTAAGAACTTGTGTTTGCACGATCCCGACCAACGTTTAATAATTGTCCGGATGCTGTATATGATGTTCTTGTTGCTGTTCCAAGAGAAACATCATCAACAACAACCTTGAAAGTGTTTGTGCCAGCGTTTTGTCTGACAACAACGTGATGCCAGGTATCGTCTGTAAATACACCAGCGGGTAAACTAAAACTTTGGTTTTGTGTATTCCAAGTTACAAGAATATCTCGTATAGCACCAGGTCTTATAAGAACCCTCATTCCAGATGATCCAGGATTTCTTTTATCCCAAAGACTTTGGTTGTTTGTTGTATCATCTAAACTCACCCAAGTTGATAACGTCCAACCTCCGGTTCCAACGGGTTCCATTTCGTTGGAATTTCCAAATGCCGCCAACCAAGAATTTACACCATTAAAAGATGCTGCTGAACCAAATTTGCCTGATGCAAAAGGGTTCATATTATTTGGACCCGCGGTTCCAAAAAACGATTCCCCAAGGGAATTTATATAGTCGTCGTCGAATTTATAATAACCCATTATATCCGTTGTAGAAATCAAGGACGCTGGACAAACGGGTGCTGGTGCTCCCCCTCCTCCAAATATGGGTGTATTATTAAGGTTTAAGTTTAGATTTAACATAATTCTTTATTAAATTCCTGGTGGGTTTATTGCATCTTGTTCAACCGCGGTTATCCAAGATGAAAGTGCTGCAACATCTGCAAGAAAAGAATTTCTTATAACCGCACCATATTCTTCTGGTGGTCCTGGATATGACATCGACAATTGCTCGGTTCCCGTTACAAAAGTAAAAGGTCCCGTTTGATCAACAAAAGTGTTTTCATCGATTTCTAAATAATCTGGCGATGCGATAAAGTAATCGTTTATTTCTTGTTGTGTCATAATCTTGTTTTAGTATAGTGCATAGGCGCTGCCTGCAGAAACCGATGCAACGGCAGAAACACGAATCGGTTGATATCCTGCTGGTAATGCAACTGATATAGATCCTGTTGCTCCAACCGGGGTAAAACCAACCGTTGCTGCCTCGCTTAACAAAAGAGAAAAGTTTGTAACTCCAGATGCAAGTGGTGATCCAGGGGTAATTGCCTCAACGTTGTTCGGAGATGCATACTGCAACTCTTTAGCAATAACCTCGATCATAATATCTGAATTCCAAGATTCTTGAGGAGATGGGTTACTCATAATTGTATTTTATTTTTAGTAAATATAATTTTTAGGCACCTTGCCATAATTTTTGGTAAAAGTCCCATTTAGTTTGGGTTGTGTTCCAAACACCATAAGAAGAATAATAAACATAACTTGAGTTTGTCTCGTTATTTGAAACATAAGGTGTGTAATTAATCTCGTTTGGTGTTAAATCTTCAAGCACCATTTGTCCCTCGTCAAGTAAATCTCCTGCTGCGGGGTTAAGTGTTGCGGTGCTTGTATTCCATAACTTGTAGTCCCAATTACCGGCGGGTGCCAGGTAAACCGAACCGTTTAAAGGATCTTCTATAGAAACGTTCGGGGTTAAGGTAATTTCAAGTTTCAGATAACGGGTGTTGCGGGTTAAGACACTTGGGACAACATATGTCCATTGTCTTGTAAACCCATTATTAAACCCAAGGAGAAAGTAATCTCCAAACGTTTGCACGTCGTTGTCTATAGTGTCAACATATATGACAAACGTGTTTGTTGTAATCGGGGTTAACGTTATCATCTATAAGGATGTTTATAGTAAATATAGATTTGTGCTTTTCTGCCAATAAAAAAACGGGGCGTTAACCCCGTTTTCCTTAACCTCGTCTTTTTGTGTTTTAGACGGTCGTAATTGTGATACCGTTTAGCGATGTTAAACTGTCAAGTGCGTATACACTCTCTTTTTCATCTGAGGTAATTGTAACAACGTAATTTTGAGCATCGCCAGGCGCGGTTCCAGAATTCGCCGTCATCGAAGTGGTCACTCCGCCGCGATCTTTACCCATAAACCATAGTTGTCCATTGTTGTCTTCGAAGATAATTTTGATATCTCTGTTTCTGCTTAGCAGAAGTAATTGATTTCTCTTGTCTGCTGATAACTTTTGCAAGTTAAAAGTAAACGCCTGAGAATAAAATGCGGTTCCATTTGTATTGGAGATGTTTGCGGTTTCAACAAAATTTGCTGTGTCCTTTGCCAACGAATATTGATATAGATTCCCGCTTCCTGTAAGTCCAGTAATTTGGTTATCCGAATCAAGCGTTGTAGACGATACAACAATATCAACACCAATATAACAAGTGGAAATACCCGATATTGCATCGATACAATTAAGCGGGATACTTTGTGTGATTAAACAACTCATATTTCTTGTTTTTCTTGATTTTTAGTTTTTCTTTAAAGGGGAGATTAAGTTCTCCCCTTTAGAATTATTGGTGTTTGGTTATTATGCCAAATCGTTTGTAGAGAATTCTTCAACCAATACTCCAACACCGTTAGTGTATTTTGCGATCATTCTCATTTCCTGGTTGTCACGTGACCACCAAGCGTCGATTCTGTCTGTATCTTCGGTCAAACCACAAACCATAACTATATGCTTCGAAGGTCCGCAAATAACGCGTTGTGATGTTCCAAATCCACCAACCGGAACTGCGGTGATGTTTGTTCCTGGAATAACAACGCTCTGTCCCAAACCTGTTCCTGTAGAAACGCCTGGATGGTAGTGGTAAAGGTTAAGAGCAACCAAGTTTGTCATCAATGCGCGGAAAGATGCATATGACATAAACATCATAAGGTCTTCGCGATTTGAAACTGCCAATGGCAACGCGTCGATCATCTCAAGTGCTCTTGCGTAAGCGGTGCTTGAAGTGAAAGCGCCAGTTGCTCCCTGACTTGCTCCATTCGCAACTGTAACCTGAGTGATGATTTGAGAACCAATAACGCCTTCTGCTGATTTTCTTGATTCTGCAACCATATAGTTTGCGATTTGCTCTTCGAATGGCAAGTTCTCGCCATAAGCAGATGAATCAAGTTGTGTAGACAACCAGTAATCTCTCAAATCTGCAAGACATAGTGACTGCTTCCAAGATTTTGTTGAGTTTGTGATTGTAATTTGTGTGAAGTTTGTAGAACCACCTGAGGTCCATCCACACGCTTCGTTTTGGAAATCTGCTGTCGCTCCAAGAACGTTTACTGCAACGGTTGCTTCTGGGTAACCAGGGCGAACGTCAATGTAATCAACCAAGTCTGCGCCAAGCACTGCCTTGGAAATCAGTAACCCCGAGTCCTCCAGGGTAAATGATGATAAATCGGAAAGTGAAAATCCCATAATATTATTCTTTTTTTAGTTTAGTGTTTTGTAAAGAAGTTATCCTTCTTAAGGTTTTTTAGTGCTGCAACACGTGCTGCAACTTTGTCTTCTGCGTTTGCAACTGAAAATTCTTCAGATGTTAAAGTTTTGAATTTCTCGCCTGCTGGTTCTTTAGCGAACTTAGCATACTTTTCTTTCATCATCTTAACCTCTTCTTTGATCTCTGCCATTTCTGACACGACCTCTTCAACTGCCATAACGACTTTTTGCATCGCTTCTTTGATCTCAGCAACATCTTCCATTTCGATTTTTGGTTCGTCCTCGTGCTCTTCAGCATCGACCTTAACCTCAACCTCTTCTTCTTGTGCCTCGACCTCAACGTCAACGCTTGCTTCTTCAGAAGATTTCTCTTCAACTGAAACGATCTTACCCTCTTCGTCAACGACGATTTTTAGGGAATCGGTCTCGTGTTCGCCCGATGGTGCTGGGGTGTTACCTTCTTCGGTAACGACGAATACAGGGTAACCTGGTTCGAATGCCTCTGCCTCAACAACGGTTCCATCAACGAGTGTTTCAGATGCGAGTTTAACCTCCATCCCAAGAACAACGCGAATTTGATTCAACTTGTTTTTGAAGTTCATACCTGTTAATTATTTTTGTTTGTAGTCACTAAATATACTTTTAAACGGGTGTGACATATCTTTATTCCCCGTTTAAGATCTCGATTAACTTTTCGACTTTCTTTTTGTCTTTCAGATATTCTTGGTAATCTTCTTCTTCGACGAAATTACCTTGTAAAGACAAACCTTTAAGTTCACCCGCCTTAACCTTTTTCCAAGTGTTCGGGTTTGTTACTCGCATCTTGGTCATCCAGGTTCCTTTTGGCACCTCCATATTGTATATGGTGTTTGCTTTATCCGTCTCTGCGTCTTCAACCACCCAAGATTCGAAAACATAAGAACCAGCATCCATATCGTCAATGTGCTGGATGTTTGTTTCTTTCGCTCTTAGTTCTCTCATAAACTTTTCTGCCATTCTTGCAATGGTGCCCTCAGAAAACTTTACATAATATGGGTTGCCATCTTCACCCTTGCGGATAATCTCAAGGTTCGGTATAGCAACGGGCCCAACAACGATTTTCTCGTCTTCATCTGCGAATAAACCTCGCCAAGATGTAAACTCGATATTCTTGATTAACGAACCTGCTTTTCTGCCAACGAATTTACCACTTGGTTTCCAATCGCCGTTATCTCTTTCATAAATCTCGATTAAGTAACCAGGATCTTCAGGTGTTCCCTCGACACGGAAATCTGCACCTGGCACCTTGCGTGAACCCTTGCGAACGATTTCCCTGATGCGTCCTCTTGGGTTTTGTCCACCCGTTTTCCAAGATACCGCATCACCAACTTTTAGATCTTCAACCGCTGCCATTTCTTGTTTCTGGGGTTCGACTAAACCCTTGTTAAGATATTCGTGTATCTTTTCGATATGACCTGACATATAAGACGTGTCATATGTCTTACCGGTTCTTTTAGCGATCTCGTCCATTATGTCGTTAAAGTCGTCTAAAAGCACCATTGCCTCTTTAAGATCATCGGTTGACGAAAAGTCGTTCTCAATGGCGTTCTTTTCTATAGCAAAAATACCGTCTGCTGCTCTCGCTGCTGCACGAACCATTCCATAATCATCTTCACCCTTGGAATCTTCTATAAGTTGCTTAAACGTGCCTATAGCACCTGGGCAGATATAGAAATATTTGGTGCGATAACCGAAGATGTCCATCTCCTCGCTAAAATTCGATTTCTTAACAAGTTTATCCTCGTCGTCCACTTGGTGTGTATATGGCGGTAAAGAACCGGTGTCTATACTAAACCCTTGCTCATACATCGAGTAACATATTGCTGCTGCTTGATCTTCTGGTTTGCCCTCGCCTAAAACAACGGGCATACAGCGGGACATAAAGTCGCTTTCAGATTCACCTGCTCTTGGTTTTACAAATTCTTCTGAACGCATATACATCCAATATTTGCCAATGGCGGGTTCGTCCACCAGGGCAATTGCATCAACGCCCGAGTTCTCGAGGTCGTCGATTATTTCTAAATTAATAACTTTTCTCTCCATCGATTTAAATATAAATTTTTATAGTCGTGCTATATCTGATATGCGTTTGTTCGCCTCTTGTTGTGAAGACATCTCCGATGCAACAACATATGTCTTGATGATCGGTTGTTTTTGTCCCATTAAGGCGTTCTCTTGTCCTGAACTTAAGTTGCCCATTGAACGTTGATCACCTTGTCCGAGTGAATTCATCTTCTCGAGCATAGGCAAGAACGATTGGGTGGCGTTGCGGTTAACTATAAACTCACCGCCCTCGAGTTCACCAAACGGAGACATAATTCCACCTTGGGCGTGTGATCTCCCGGTTAATAAACCGCCTTGTCTAAACTTGCTTGGTGATGAACCAGCACCACCAGCACCGTCTCCGCCACCAGCACCACCACCAGCGGGTTGAAACTTTTGACTTGCGATTTTAGCAACGTTTGCTAAACCTGCTGCGATAATTAAACCCGCTTGTATCGCTGGATAACCTGGGAAAAGTATAGTTGCTGGGTTTGCAGATGCTGCGGATAACACTTTAGTTGCTGCCAAGTAAGTGTCTATAGTTGCCGTTGCAATATTAACACCCTTTTGCACGTTAAACGCTCTCTTTTGTGCTTTTTCGTTTTCACCAGCAAACGTGTTTACTAAATCTGCGATGATGTTAAGTCCATCCTTTACCGCTTGTGCTTTTGCCTCGAGTTTAGCACGCTCATAATCTTTTTCTGCCTGAATATCAGAGTCTCTAAATTCTTTATTCTTGGCGTCCACCGCGTTATTCCTTGCATCGGTTAACGCCGTTGTATCTAAATTTAACTTTTCCGCTTGCTCTATAAGTTTGTCATAATATTCCTCGATCTTCTGTATCTCGAGGGCACGACGCTCTTCTTCTGTATCTGCGGTTGCCTCGGCGATTGCCTTAAGTGTGTCTTGCTTTTCTTTTTCCTTGGCGATTTCTTTTTGGCGTGCCTCTTCGTCTTTCTTTTCCTTTTCCTCTCTTGCTTTATCCGCATCCGCTTGACGCTTTTTCTCGATTTCGCCCAACTTAAGGGTATATGCTTCTTCTGCTTCTTCCCTTAACCTCGCCTTTTCCTTTTCGGTGGCGTCAAGACGTTCTATAGAAATTAACGCCTCGTTGCGTTCGATCTCTGCTTGCTTTTCTGCACGCTCGTTTGCGTCGTCTATACTTGCTAAAAGGTTCTTCTGCTCTGCCTTGCGAATCTGATCTTCTATAGCAAGTCGTTGTTTAGCATATGCTTCTGCCTCTGCTCGTTGTTTATCCCTTAACGCCTTTTCTTGGTCGAAAAGTTCTTTCTGCTTTTGTTTAGTTTCTTGTTGCCTTTGGGCATATGCTGCTTCTGCCTCGGCGAGTTTATCGAGATCTTCTGCTGACGAATCTGACAAGGCGTTAAGTGCTCTTAGTGCCTCCACCCTTTGTCTTGCAAGTTCTTCTTCCTGGGCGGCAAGATCGATTTCCGCTTTCCTTACATCTTCCAGCGCGGTTAACCTTTCTTGATAACTTAAGTTCTCGTCGTTGATCTTAAGTTTAGCATCTGCTATAAGAGCGTTTTGTTTAGCACGTTCGACGTTTAGAGAGCGTTGTGCATCATCTATACCTTGTAGTGTATCTGTAAGCGCCGCCGCTGCTTTTGCCTCTTCAAGGATTTCTGCACCTATACCCGATACAGCACCTCTTGCATCTTCCATTGCACCTTTAAAGTCACCAGAAAAGAATTTAGCAATGGCACCAGCAAATTGCAACACCCTGTCTCTTACAACATCCACCGCTGCAGATATGCCGGCGAGCACCTGGTCGAATTGTTCTGCTCCCTCTTTAGTCGAGGTGAACGCCTTGAATAAACCTGTAAGGGCAAGGACAACTGCTGCGATTACCGCTCCAATTGGGTTTGCGACAAGTGTAAGCAACGCCTTGTTAAGTCCACCGACACCTTGTATAACACCGCCGATTGGTCCACCGATACTGCCAAGTGCACCGCCCAAACCTTTTGCTGCGACGTTACCCTTAAGCAACGCCTTTTCGTTTTGCTTAACCGCGTTGTTTAGTTCTTTAAATTCTTTAGAACCAACGGGTGCTTTTGCCAAGGCATCTCTTGCGTTCTTCGCCGCCTCTTCAAGTTCGTTGACGGAATTTACCGTTTTATCGATAACCTGTCCGTCTTCAACGACTTTAACCTTAAAAGTTATTTCTTTATTCTTTGCCATATTCGGGCGTTTATTTTAAGTATACTTTTATCCGTTTTTGATTATGGGAACCACTCGAATTCTACCGTGTAAACGTCTTCCCCAATTGGTCCAAATGTTAGTGTGTAGTAAGGTGCGCTTGTTCCACTATCAATATGTACAATATCTCCGTTTTTGCGAACGACATATGCAACCGATCCACCATAAATTGCTGGAACTATAACTTGGAATCTGAACCAAGAACTCGGAGAATATAATGGGGCAAAAGAATTGTCAAAGTTTGCACCTGTTGATACCTCATAACCGTTTGCAAGGAAACTCTCGCCGTCATAAGATATCTCGTTGTACACTTGTAACTCAGTGGTTGTGCCTGAGTTGTTCTCAAGTGTTACATCTACAGAATCTGTTCGGTCTCCGCACTCCGCCCAAATTGTTTGTGCATTTGTACAACCACCTGTTGCACCCGCTGTTGCACCAGCAACCTGAACATATACTGCTCCATCAGAAACATAACCATCTGCTGTTGCGCCGATCGGAGATTCTTGGTAAGGGTCGTTATAGAACGCTGTTGCGTCATAAAAGTTTGGTGTGTCATAATACATTGTGTTGGTTCCAACCGCACCTGTTGTACCTTGTCCACAACAACCACCTGCCTCTGTTGAACCGTATCCAAGCACATCGTCATATCCAAGTTCGTCACAGATACAACCGCTGGCGTTTCCAACCTGTACTATAGTTTTACCATCTCGCCCAATTAACACCGGGGAACTGCTACCGTTTTCTTTATACCAGGTGCCAGGGGTTAACAAACCATAACCAGCGCTGGAGAATGCAAGTGTCGATGTTGCAAGAGATGTACCGTCATAATAAATGGAAACCGGATAACTTGTACAACAAACGGCGGTGCAGAAATTTGTAGATGCACACGCGGTTGATGAAACGGTTAACGGGTTACAAGAACAAGATGTTCCAACTCCAATGGATATAACAAAACCTGAACGGTCAACTTGCAAAATCGTTGTGCCGTCGCTATAGTAACCTGCTGCTGCGGGCACGAATAAACTTTGATCCTGGAATAATTGGAAGGTGCCACCAAAAGTGTCTTGTGCAGAATAAAGGGTATATTGTGCAAACCCATTACAACAATATGCGTCACACAAGGTGTCACCAAAACATAACCCTGAATATGGATAAGATTTAACACCCGAACCAGGTCCTGTAGTGTCGATGTTTATACCAACTGTACCAAGTTTAAGTAATTTAACCTTAACCTCGCTTGTTGCACCGAGTACATAATCTTTAATTTCCAGTGGCATATACCAAGCATCCTTAACAAATAAAAGGTCGTTAAACCTTAACTTGGTTACATCTTGGTAATCAAGTACAAATGTGCCCTCTAAAATTCTGGACGAAGAAGAGAACGTGTCGTTGTACCAATCTTCCCAATACAAGTTGTAAGCATCTCTTGGGGTTCTACCCGAACCAACGTTTGGTGTATCTTCTACATCCCAAAATTGTTCGACGTTTTTCCAGTTAAGGTCGAACGCTGATTCGTTAAATGGGTATCGATCGTATTGAGAAAACACAGGATATTCTGTTTTTGCAGTGCTTACACTTGGGTTTACAGTGTCGTTGGAAATATACCAAGTCAATGGTGAGGTTTGCATTCCGTTATAGAACATAAGACGAGGTTTAACCTGTATAGGTTGGCGCTCGTTCTCGGTATCTTTTGCAAAATGGGGAATCAAGAAATTGGCGTTGTTCCCAATGGGTGCAAGCGGCACCGGGGAAAATATACTTGTCAGGTCTCGGTTACCTGTAATAACCTCTATACCAGAATCTTGTTTGCGTTCTCCAAAAACCTCCTTATATTCTTGTTCATAAGAAAAGTTGTATATGTCAGATTCTTTAGAATCCTTAAATGTAATTTGTCTCTGCTGAGTATAGAACGTTGGCGTTATAGAAACGTCCTTGGCGTTGTTTAGTTTATCGGTCCAGTCTTTTTGTTCGCCTTGTCCAACCCAATCCTTCCAAGGTTCTATATAAAAGTTCTTAGGGTTCTCAGGGTCTGGTTCCCAGATTAACTTAAACCTGTCGTTTATACCTTTTATAAAATCGATTTGCTTTGTGTTTGCTGGCATAAGACCAGCAGGGTTTACAACGTTTGGTGTTATACCAGAAAATATACCACTGCGTAAATCGAACGCCGAGTTGGTTTGCCCACTTGGAACAATAACATATAATTCAACCGAGTCACCTTTAGTAATGTTTGCGGATAAGGTTGTTTCAAAATTACCTGAAATCCCAAATTTAACAACAGCGCTTGCTGGTTTACCAACTGGACTTGGTAAATCCAGATATTGTTGAGTATAATCAATGTAACCAGTTTGTGTTGCTCTTTTAACACCGTTAACAAACAATTGGAATTGCATGTTAAAGGTATAAGGTGGTGCTGTTTGGTAAGCAGGTGGTTGTGGGATCTGGAATTCAAATATCATATCTTTAATTGTAAAAAGATATGGTCCACCGGTAAAGGGTGCGATAAACTCGGATAATGTTGGCAACCAAGCGTTACCGTTGTTGTATACTACAGAGGGAAAGTTAAGTTTCTTTGCATCACCTGGGGTCACCGTACCAAAGTCTTGGAAACCGTTTTGTGCTTCGAAATTGGAATCTGAGCGCTGGGTTGGCAATGCCTCGTTGCTGGAAATTAAGTATAAATCTGTAAACCAACCCTGGTCTAAAAATTCAGATTCATAAGTAAACCCTGCCTCCTCGAAAATTTTATCCCAAACTACCTTGGCACGAATTGCTGGTTTAAATTGGGTGGTGTCCAACGGAAAAGACGAGGATGTAAAACCATATTTAGAAACTACACCATCGTATTTAGATAATGTGCTTTGGTTTGGGTTACCGCTTGTATAGGTGTAACCCCATTCTGCCAACGGATAAACTATATCACCGTCAAACAATTTGCGTTCCCAAGATTTAGTTATTTGGGTATAGTTTATGGTGTGGTTAAAGTCGTCCAGGTTTAGTTCGCTTAGTTCCTTGGGTGCAACCACCGATGCAAAGTTACTGGTCTCGCCCATAAAGATCAATTCGTATTCGATCTTACCTGTAGCATCACCGCGGATAATTTGGTTAATTCTTAAGTTACCCTCCATAAAGGTGGAACCGTTAACCGTTACATAAGCATCTGCTTTTTGCCTTGCGTCATAATCTTGGGCGTTAACGTTAAACACCGCTTTAAAGTACTTACCGTTTGTTGGTGTGTGTGGCACCCTAAACGTTCTGGAAAAATTACTTGCCGTCTTAGTTGGGTCTTCTAAACTTTCGACCTGCTTGGTAATCTTAATGGGTTCTTCTTGGTATAGATCCAGTTCTAAAAAACCAGAATATCCTGACTGACCTTGCTGTAAAGCAAATAATTGAATGTTGTCCATTAAACGGTTTGTTTTTGTTGTACTTTGGTGAACGTTAAGTCGAACGACGCTTGTACAAGTTTCTCTTGTTTAACAAATTTGTAAGTGTAGTCGAGGTTATTAACCTTAACCGTTACCGGGTTTGTTGCCCCGTCAATGTATCCCCAAACACTTGGAGATTCTGGTATAGCACCCAAAAAGTCGACATCTTCTTGGGTTACCCAATCGCTCTCGATTCTGTAAGTTTGTGTAACCGTCTTGTTAAACGATTTGTTACCGCCCCTTAACCAATTCTGGTAATTGGGCACGTCGTCGATTTCTTTAACGGGTTTTAACGCCGTGTAATCTAAAACCGATTGGTAATATTCCGTTTCTTGAGAACGAGATGTTCTCTCATATTTCATTGTGAAGTTGTAGTAATCTCGCCCGCCCAGGTCGTTTAACCAACTTAACCTCACCGGCGGATAAAGGTCGTTGCAATTGGTGTCGAGGGTAAAGGTTACCGTTTCACCAGCAACCGCATCTGGTGTTGTTGCCGCCGTTGCGTTATCTTTATAGTAAGGGGTTACCTCATAATATGTTGTGCCAACGGGCAAACTTAAGTCTCGGGTCCCAACGTTAACCGCCATCATAACATAATCTTTATCAAACGATATAGACGTGTAATTTGCTGCCGTCATTGGTCCACCCCCGTTGCTGGTTATGTTTTGTATAAAGGTCGAGGATATAGAACCACTTGCGTTGAAATATTCGATATTGATACCCTGCACCGCTTTAGCATAAGTTGCCGCTGTGTCGATCCAATTGATAAACGACAAGGTGTGCACGTCGTTGTCTTGTATAGTGATGTTATTGCCTTGGCGTTTCAGGAACTTGCCGTCGCCGTCCATCAGATATTCGTCGAAATAACCATAATCGGTTAAGTAATCGCTGAGGTGATCTTGTTGATCTGTAAAGTCAAAAGCACCTGGGGTTGCCCTGACACCAACGTTTGCCTCTGCCGGATACACGTTATATGCCGGTGCACCCGTTGCACCTGAACCGTCGAATATAGTTAATTGTCCGTTGGTGCCGATGTATTCCTCGCCTGCCTTAACCTCGACCACCGGGCATATCT